CTTTGTAATTATACCACTTTGACTGGTCAACAGTACTATGCGATTGATGGTTCCGTTCAAAATAATGGAACTATTGTCGTTCGTGATCATACCTATTTATCTTATTATTCATCTTTCTTCCGTTATTGGTCAGGATCTATTAAATTTAAGTACCAGTTTGTCACGACTGGCCTCCATACAGGTAAAATAGCAGTCATATTTATTCCAAACAATTACGATCAACGAGGGCTTCAGACCCTCCCGCAATCCACTTGTGCGAACACAGAGATCTTTGATGTAGCTGGTGAATCCAACTTTGAGTTTACTCCTGGTTGGGTTTCTGCCACACCCAGAAAATCCTGGTACGATTGGGCTGGACAACCATACTCGCGTGTGGACGACCGAACCCTTTACGGCTGGATTGAAATACGGGTGGTCGGACGGCTTACGACAACTAATGCCATTCCAGCTACCGTTACGTGCAATCAGTACATTTCCGCAGGAGACGACTTCTTCTGTGAGTTTCCGATGAGAGATCCTACCCTCTTTCCAGAGGGACAACTTATCCCAACAACAGTTAGCCCACCTCCCCCACCTTCTGCTGCATATACAGACTACGAAGTCTTGGATGTGCAGGCTGCAGAGGATGAGCCAGCCCACTATCAAGCTGAGCCCGGTGCAGTGAAAGTTAACAACATGCATAGCATGCCTCCGAGTCCCATGACCAATCAAACGGTTGGGGATGTACGAGATGTGTGCAGACGTGCAGGCTTTCAAGGCATCTATCCAATGCCGCTCCGCAAGGACAGTAATGGGATTTATACTGCTAGTTTTGGTATTCGCACCTCGCCGGCCAACACCGGTAAGGCGACCAATCTAGTGGCCCGTGATCCTATTAATTCTTTATATCTTAATCCGTCACAGGACATGCTCAATTGTATAGCTCGTTCATTTATATTTTATTCTGGGAGCATGGACTACACATTTATACCTTACACTTCAAATACAAACATTCACCTGTCGGCCTTCTACTATCCTATGTTTGAAGACGA